TAACACAAAGCTATATTTAAGCTGCCTTAGCAGCGTACCGAAGGTTAAATTATAGCGATTGTTATATTATTTATTTTAAATTTAGTAAATTTGTAAATATGAGTAAAAAGCCTGTAAGAAAATACAAGAAACACATTCCTCCAGAATTAGATAAGCGAAAGAACAACCATAGACCATCTGTTAGACATAAAATAGACTACGATGAGGTAAAGAGGTTATGCTCTATTGGGTGTACTCAAGCAGAGGTTGCTAGTTTTTTAGAAATATCACATGACGTTCTTGAGCAAGACATTGTAGAGGTTCACGGTGTGAAGTGGAAGGAATTTTTTAAAGAACACTCAAATAAATTCAAAGTTTCTCTTAGAAGGCTACAATTTAGGTCTGCTGAGGGTGATTATGACGAGGATGGTAATAAATACCGTATATTTCCGTCAATACCTATGCAAATATGGCTTGGAAAACAGTTTTTAGGTCAAAAAGATAGGCAGGAGATAGAGCATAACGAGAAAACAGATATTCCGTTGTTTGAGTGGGCGGATGCTGAAGATGTAACAAACCAAAAACATTTAGATGAAAAAACAAGCGAAGAAAGCCATTCCGATGAAGATTCGGATGTCGATGACGAATAACATAGAATTATACCGTAAACACATACATAATTGGGATGATTTACCTACATTTGAGCAAGATAGATGCATGAGAGTTAATCATTTGAGGGTGGAGGGCGAAGGTTTACCTCCTGTATCATTACCAGATTGGGAAGTATGAGTAAAATTAAGAGAAATCCAGCTTATAAAGCTATTCACACTAATGACGCTAAACGTTATGTAATAATAACAGGCGGCAGGGCGTCGGGCAAATCTTACGAGCTGAGTATTAGTGCGTTACTACAAACTTATCAAGAGAAACAGCGTATATTATTTACTCGTTTGACTATGACTTCTGCTCACTTATCAATTATACCTGAGTTTGTTGAAAAATTAGATTTATTGAGTGTTGGACACGTTTTTAACGTAAATAGGTCTGAAATAACCAATAAATTGACTAAATCCGACATAATATTCAAGGGTATTAAGGCTTCTAGTGGTGACCAAACAGCGAATTTAAAGTCTATTTCTGGTGTAAATACATGGATAATGGATGAGGCAGAGGAGTTAACTGATGAGTCTACTTTTGACAAGATTGACTTCTCTATTCGTACTAAAGGTCAGAAAAACACGATTTACTTGATTTTGAACCCTACTACTCGTGAACATTGGATATGGAAGCGTTTTTTTGAAGGAAATCATGAATATAGGGAGGTAGACGGATGTCAAGTACCAATATCTACGCATCCTCAGGTATTGCATATTCATACAACTTATTTGGATAATATAAGCAATCTAAATGAGAGTTTCTTGGAGAATGTAGAGCATATGAAGGCAACTAATTTTGCTAAATATGAGCAAGTTGTTATCGGTGGATGGAGGCAAAAACCAGAAGGAGTTGTTTTCGACACATGGAAGGTGGGTGAATTTAATGATAGGTTACCTTATGTGTGGGGTATGGATTTTGGTTACGCCATTGACCCTACTACACTAACTAAGTGTGCTGTAGAAACAAAGGATGATGAGAATTATTTGTATATGAAGGAGTATTGCTATAAACCTGCGATGAGTACAGATGATATTCTTAATTTATTAGCTCGGCACGTTAAGAAGCATGAGTTAATTGTTGCTGACTGTGCAGAACCAAGACTTATTAATGAGATTAGGCAGAATGGGTATAGTATTATAGCTGCCCGTAAAGGTAAAGATAGTATTATGGCTGGTATTAGTAAAATGCAGGATTATAATTTGGTTATTGACCGAGAAAGTAAAAATCTTATGATGGAATTTGATAATTACGCTTGGGATGAAGATAAAGGTAAGCCTATAGATAACTATAATCATTGTATTGATGGAATTAGATATGCTATGGAACAATTAGCACAATCTGCAACGTTTTATTTCAAATAATTAATTACTTTTGTACTCTATGGGTTTATTCGATATTTTTAAAGGGAAATCAGAAATAACAACGAAGGGTGTTAAAACTGACCCAAATAATGACTTATACAGAGCATTGCATTCAATGCTTTTAAACGGAAATGTAGAATTTTATGACCAAAAAATTAATACTTTCATTGATAAAGGATATAATTTTAATCCTCACGCTTATACTGTCATTAATTTTATTGCTAGGAGTATCTCTCAAGTACCTTTTAAGGTTTATGAAATCAAAGATAAGAAACATATACAGAATTATCTTGAGAGGAAGTCATATAATGATTACGCAGGTCAAAACTTTTACAAAGAGAAAGCGTTAGCTCAGATTGACAGCGGTGGTTTAGTTGAGTTAATGAAACATCCGAATGAGAATCAAGGTATGGCTGAGTTCTTATTTGAAACTATTGGTTATAAGAAATTAACTGGAAATCGTTTTATTTACGGTCTTTCTCCGTCAGGATTTAACGAGGATTTATATACTAAGCTATATAATATGCCATCTCAGCTTACGGAGATTATTACAGGTTCTTGGATGCAACCTGTAGAGGGTTATAAATTGTTTCTGACTAATGATAGAAAATTAGATATTCCTGCGTCAAAAGTGTTGCATCAGAAAGAGTGGAATCCTCAAACGGAACAATCTACACAAAGTCCTTACGGATTATCTCCTATGCAGCCATTATTAAGAAGTTTACAGCGTTCAAATCAAAGTTATGATGCTTCGTTAGCCTTAATGCAAAACGGAATCCCTGCTGGGATAATGAGTAATGATAGTGAATTAATAATGACTCCTGACCAATTAGATAGATTAGAGTCAGCTTATAAAGCTAAATTTGGAGGAGGTCAAAATAAGAATAAAGTATTATTTAGTGCGTCTCAAGTTTCTTGGCAAGAGATAGGTATGAAATCTCAGGATATGGAGTTGTTACAAGCTAACATGGCAGATTTACGAGATTTTTGTAGAGTTTACGCTATTCCAACAATGTTGGTGTCGGATACAGAGAACAGTACATTTAATAATGTTACTGAGGCTAAGAAATCTGTATGGATGGAGAACTTTGTTCCTGAGTTAGACCAAATAAGAGATGGTTTTAATAGGTGGTTAACTCCTGCTTGGTCTAAGCTAGATAGAAAGAATTATTACATAGATTACGACTTAACTCAAGTTCCTGTACTTCAAGTTGATTTAGATGCTTTAAGTTCTAGGTTAATGAAAGAGATGGAGCAAGGAATGTGGAATCCAAATGAAGTTAGAGCTATGTTAGGTAAAGAATTAGGTGCATCTCCCCACTTAGATAAATATATTTTAGGGAGCAGATTTGATTTTATTGATAAAGAGGGTATGCGTGAAGAAAGACCAACCTCTGTTGTGAATAGAGAGCAAAATAAATTAGTAGAAAATGAAGGAGAAAATTTATAAACAAAGTAACTTAGAGTTAAAAGGGTTTGATGATAAACAAGGTATCGTTGAATTTTATTTTGCCTCTTTTAATACTTTAGATTCTGATGGTGATATTATTACTGAGGGTGCTTACAAAAAGACACTTGAGGAACAAGGGCATCGTTCTAGAATTAAACATTTTAAGAACCATAATCCTGAGCAAGTAGTTGGTGTTATTAAAGAGTTTTATACTGACGATAAGGGTGTTATAGCTGTTAGTCAATTAGTTAAGACTACTTTAGGTAAAGATACATTGATTGAGTATGAGTCTGGAATCATTACAGAACACTCTCAAGGCTTCCAAATTCTTCAAGAAGAAAAGGATAATATGGAGGGTGTAAATATGATAAAAGAGATTAAACTTTGGGAGGTTTCTTCTTTGACTCATTGGGGAGCAAATAAAAATACTCCTGTTGTAGATGTAAAAAGTGAGAAAGATATATTATCTTTGATGCAGAAAATGAATCAAATTTTAAGTAAGAGTAATATTTCTGACGAGAGAGGCGAGGAATTGTTAAAAGCTTATGATTTACTTGGTGAAACTTTAAAATCACTTGAAAAGCCGTCTAACGACACTTTGATAGCCGAAAAAGCAGAACAAGAGATTATAAATAGATTAAATAAATTGTATAAAAATTAAAAAATTAAAAATGACTGAATTAGAAAAATTAGTTGAAGGAATTGAAAAGAAACAGGCGGAATTTACTGCTGCTCTTGAATCAAAGGCTTCTAGCGATGTTTTAGAAACATTGAAAACTGAAATTAAAGAATTGGCTGAGAAGTCTTTAGCTGACGCTAGAGAATTATCTTTAAAGCAAGGTGAGGAAATTGCTCTTTTAAAAGAGAAACAAGCTTCTGCTCCTGTTGCTAAAAAATCATTAACTGAAGTATTGAAAGATGCTTACACTGAAGGTTTAGAGAAATTTAAAGCTGCTGGTTCTAGAGGTATGGTTGAAGTTGAAATCAACACTAAAGCTATCTCTGATGCTAACATTACTGGGGATATACCTCAAGCAATGAGAGAAGCAGGTATTAATAAAACTCCAAAACAAAGAATTACAGCTCGTTCATTGATGTTCAATGGTACTACTGATTCTCCTGTTATTGATTGGATTGAAAAAGTAAGTGAAACTGGTAATCCAATATTCTTAGCTGAATTAGATGCTTTCCCAGAAGAAGAAACTTCTTACCAAGTATTTAATACTCCTGTTAAGAAAGTTGGTGGTATGACTAAAGTTTCTGAGGAGAAGCTAGAGGATATTACTTGGATGTCTAATGAGATTCGTTCTGAACTTGTTGAGCGTCATGAGATTGTTGTTGAAGGTCAATTATTGAATGGTGATGGTTTAGGTAATAACTTAGCTGGATTGATTCCAACTTACACTACTGCTTTTGCTGCTCCTGCTGCTTTCTTATTAGGAGTTCCTAATGCAAACAACACTGATGCTTTAAGAATAGCTATTCTTCAAGTTGCTTTAGCTTTTCATTCTGCTAATTACATTATGTTGAATCCAACAGATGTTGTTTCAATGGAATTAGAAAAAGGTGGTGATGGACATTACATTATGCCTCCTTTTAGAACTTCTGATGGTCTTACTATTAAAGGTATTTCTGTTGTAGAAACTCAAGCTATTACTGCTGGTAAATTCTTGGTAGGTGACTTCTCTAAAGGTGGTGTGTTTGTAAGACGTGCGCCAAGATTGGAAATTGGGTTAGATGGTGATGATTTCTCTAAAGATATCAGAACTGTAAAACTTTCTGAGAGATTAGCGTTCAGAGTAAAAGGTAGAGATATTGGAGCTTTTGTTTACGGTGATTTTGCTGCTGCAATTGCTGCTATATTGAAACCATAATTTCAATAGATTAAATATAAAAGAGGGATGGATTAAGTTTCATCCCTTTTTTTTTGTTATTTTTGTTGATAATCAAATATGTAATTATGAAAGTTGAATATATACAAGATAATAGTGGAGTTTCTAAGGGAGCTAAGAGAGATTTACCTAATAGTATAGCTAAATACTTAATTGACGCTGGTATAGTTAAGGAGGATGTAGTTATTAAAAAAGAATTAAAGCCTGAGTCTACTTTCGAAACAAAAGAAAATAAAGTTACAAAGAAAACTAAAAGTAATAAGTAATGTTATTACAGCCATCTGATTTCGTAGGTAAGTATAAGATAGCTAAAGATTCTTATACTAAAGTTGAGCTTGAGGCTTACATTGAGAAGTACGAAGATAGGTATCTTCAAGAATTAATGGGTTGTGATTTGTACGACTTGTTTAAAGCTGATTTAACTTTAGCTATACCTAAAGTACCGCAAGACGTTAAGTTTACGGTATTAATGGATTCGTTGTGTATTCAAGATGAGTATGGAGATATATTTCGTAGTAATGGACTATTAGATATGCTTAAAGGTTTTGTTTTCTATCATTACGTTTTAGACCAAAAATTTAGGAATACTATGGTTGGTACTGTTGTGAACGAAACAGCTTTTGCTAGGGAGGCGAATGTTGCTAAAATAACAGTTGAAGATAGATATAATTTAGCTGTAGAGAGTTATTGTGCTATGCAGGTTTATATGACTAATGACGCTATTACTTATCCTGAGTATAATGGTATAAGTAAAAGAATGTCTTTTTTTGGAGGTAGTTTTTAATGAGTTTATTAAAATCATATTTATTAACCCTTATAGATAATGAGCCTATTGTTGATTTTTGTTCTGAGTCGCAATCTGTTTGCTATAGCTATGATTGGTCTTTACAGATAATAAAAGATGCTGCTGATGGCAATCCATTAATTACAATAGAGGTAAGTAATGATAATGTTCATTGGGATGCGTATCATCCTTGTGCTGTAGATGTTATTTTAAATCAAGATTCTATTAGGTTTTTAGATGATATACTTCCTTCTCATTTTTTTAGGATTTGTGTTAAGGCTAATGGAGTTACTACTGGTAATATAACAGCTATTATAGCTTTGAAGAAGAAATAATGGGTAGGACTATAGATTTAAGGGATAGATGGAAGAAAGATATTTCTTCTGAAGTAACTTTAGATGAGCAGTTTTTTGATGTTGCTACAGATTCTTTACCTATAATTACTGGTAGTGAAACTAGTAGTATTATTGTTAATTTTCTTAACTTTGACAAAGATATAGATTTAACAGGTCAATTACCTACAAATATGTGTCATGGCTGTAGGGTAATACTAAGGAAGGTTGATAAAAGTGTTTATAAAATAAAATATAACGATGGAGTGGTTGCTTACAATTTCATAAACAGAAAGGGTGAGTATATTGAGCTTCATTGGACAGGAGAAAGGTTTATTGTTTAATTAATATTTGTTTGAATTATGAGTTTAGATTTAGGTGCAGAAGGTTTTGCATATAACACAGTAAAGGTTGCTAACACTACAGCAGCATTAGGAGCTATAACATTAGCTACATTTAATGCTGGAGATGATGCTTCATTGGCTTCAAAGTTGATGTTGCAAGTTGATAATAGTGGTGCTACTCCATCTGCTGATATAATAGCTGATTTACCAGCTCCAGTAGCTTTAGGTGTTGTTGGTGGTACTGAGATTGTTATCATTAACGATACTAATGGTAAAAAGCTAAATGTTACTGACCCAATTACAGGTCTTTCATTAAGCTATGCTAATAGAGTAGGTGAATCTGTTACTATCGTAGCTGATGGTGATGGTGACCAATGGGTATTTAGCTTCTAATAATGAGTTTAGATTTAGATACAGGAAGTATCCCCTCCGAGATAGGAGGGGGTGCTGCCTCTATGGTGATGTCTTTTGCTAGTGGTTCGATAAAGCACGTTGAAACTACATCAAATAATTACGCTTCTTTAGCACACTTTATTTATGGTGGTTCTGATGAAATTGGTTCAATAATTAATTTTAATGTCAACTGTTGGGTAACTCAAAGCGGAACTGCTGATGTTAGATTGGTAGATTTGAATACAGGGGACATAGTAGCTGAATTATTAGGTGTTTCATCAAACTCTGAGGCGAATGTTCAGGGTATGGGTCTTATATCTAATTTACCTTTGACTGCTGCTGTTATAGAAGTTCAAGCTAGAAGAATTACTGGTAATCAAGCTTCAAAATTTAGAATAGCTAGTATAGAATTACAATATGAATAAGTACAAGATATATTGCGAAACAGATGGGTGGGTGGAAGTTGTTGCTTCTTCTTTGCCAACACAATGTCCTATTAATGGAGGTCATGCTGTAAAATCAGTATCAATAATTGAAGAAAATATCTCGGTAAATGATGGTACACTTACTGATTTAACTTTAGATGATTATAAGAGATTAAGATATTTTGAGATAGATATAAGGACTGGAGAATTAATTAGTCAAGGATTTACATATCAAGGAAAGATGTTTAGCCTATCTGCAAATGCTCAAACGAATATATTAGCACTAGATAATACAAGAGATGACTCAGCATTAAGCTATCCAATAACATATAACACTATTGATGACTTAGATAGTTATAATGTGGTTGATTCAACTGATTTACATAATATGTATTTAACTGCTTTAGTCACTAAGAAAGGTCATGTAGATTCAGGAACAACATTAAAGAATAATATAAGAATAGCGATAAATGAATCGGAAGTAGATTTAATAGTAGATAACAGATAATGAAAAACCATTACGATATATTTCTAACTAAAATATTTCTAACAATTGCAAGTATTACAGGCGTTAGTACTAATATCCTTCAGGATGTTGATTTATTGTTTGGTATTATTTTAAAATTTATTTCCATAATATCATTTTTAATTGTTATAACTATTAATTTACCAAAACTATTTAGAATAATAAAAATTTGGCTTGAAAAATGAAACAACCTTATAAACATTGGACTAAGGAAGAATTGTTTTGGCATTTAAAACGTCAAGTAATATCCTATCAATGTTATGACCCTGATATTCTTTATTTAATAAAGAGTTCAGTATATGACACGAGGTGGAATCCGATAGAA